TTTAAACAAACCAGTTCAAATAACATTACCAAGAATGTCATTTGAATTTGTTGGATTAAATTATGACGGATCTAGAAAGGTCACTACTACTCAAACATTTCTAACATCAACAGCAGGTGTAGGAACAGATGTTAGAAAAGCATATATGCCAGTTCCATATAATATGGCATTTGAATTATCAATTTATACTAAACTGAATGATGATATGCTTCAAATTGTTGAACAGATTTTACCATATTTTCAACCATCATATAACTTGAGCGTTGACTTAGTAGAGACAATTGGGGAGAAAAGAGATATTCCAGTTGTAATTGAAAATATTTCAATGCAAGATGATTATGAAGGAGATTTTACAACTAGAAGGTCTCTAATTTATACAATAAGATTCACTGCAAAAACATATCTTTTTGGTCCTGTTTCTTCTTCTTCCTCGGCAGCAAAAGATCTTATCAAAAAAGTTTCTATTGGATATGTATCTGGGGATGTTACAAAAACGCCAACGAGAGAGATTACATATTCAGTTGAACCAAGAGCAATTCAAAGTTACACTAACAATATAGTTACCAATTTAGTACAAGACATTGGTACAGATAATGTTGAAATCTCAGTCAATGATGCATCATCTATTGCAGAAAATACTTACATTGTTATTGATAATGAAGAAATGTATGTTGATTCTAAAGTTGGAAATGTCTTGACTGTTAAGAGAGGTGCAGATTCAACTACAAAACAAGCTCATGTTTCTGGATCTGCAATAAAACTCATTACATCTGCAGATAATGCTCTAATTGAAATAGGCGACGATTTTGGATTCAGTGATTCTCTATGAAAATGACAAAAAAGTATGACAAGCTAAATGATACATTTAACGTTTCAAGCGATATTGTATCTGCAGAAGTAGAAGTAGAAACTATATCTAAAGATTCTTCGGTAGAAAAAATAGAAAAAATTTCATCATCTTTTGATGATATCAAGAAAGATTATGACTATACTAGAGGAAACCTGTACTCTTTGATTGAAAAGGGACAAGAAGCAATTAATGGTATTCTTGAACTAGCGCAAGAAAGTGAAATGCCAAGAGCTTATGAAGTTGCTGGTCAACTTATCAAAAATGTTGCAGACGCAACTGATAAACTCATGGATTTACAAAAGAAATTGAGAGATATTGAAGAAGAGAAAGGAGGCAAGTCTCCAACAAATGTAACAAATGCACTATTCGTCGGTTCAACAGCAGAATTAGCAAAGTTATTGAAGAATCAAAATCCCGATGAAAAATAGACTCTTTTTAAAAAAAATAAATATACTTATAGAAACATGGGGAAAGAATAAGTGGCATTAAAGAAGCCTTCTGATTTTTTTGGTGAAAATAATAAAGACTCTTTTGATTCTACTCAAGAAGAGATAAATTCTGCTGACTCTAAAAATATTTCAAAAATTCAAGAAGAGTTTAATAAATTTAAAGGAGATTATAAAGAAGTTAATGATTTTGTATTAACGTTTGAATCTTTCAAACAAAATGTAGAGAAGATTGATAGTTTATATGAAGCTGTAGATTCATTAAAAGAAGACATTAATTCTTTTGCGAGTAAAGAGGAATTGGATAGTGCTATTATGGCACAACTCCTTTTTGTAGAGAAAAGTGTAGATGAGTTAAAGAAAAATGTAAGAGCGACGAATTCTAAAACTATACTTGAAATCAAAAATAATTTTCAAGATTTAGAATCTTCAGTTAATGAATTTTTAGTTGTAGATGCGCCACATCACAAAAAATTAGTTAAAGAATCTGAGATACGTGTAGATAAAAAACTAGATAAATTTAAAGTAGAAATTGATGAAAACTTTGAATTTGTCCAAAGTCAAGTATCAAGTAAATTATTAGAACTTTCAGAAAATTTAAAGGGAATAAACCAAAATAGTCTATCAAATGTATATGAGAGGATAGATGAGGTTTCTGAGGATTTAAATAACATCCTCAAAAAAGAATTTCCAAAATTTAATAAATTTTTTATTGAATCTGAAATAAAATTAGAGAAAAAAGTTGATGAGATTGATTACAAAGTCAATGAAATTGATGATAAAATAGGTGCCATAGAAAATGTATATAAGAGTAGAGTAGCATCTCTCAAAAAAACTATTGATTCTTTTGTAGAGGAAGAAATTCCAAAGTATAAGAAAATAATCGTAGAGTCAAAATTAAACTCAAAATCAGAAATAAAAGATCTTGAAAATTTATTAAATTCGAGAATAGAAAATTTTTCAAATAGTCTCAATACACTAGAGGAAAATAACAACAATTTTCTTAATGATATCAAGAGTGAATTTTTAGTATCCAAAGAAAAAATTGATTCCATATCAAAAACATATGAAAATCTTTATAAAGATTTTAAAAATAGAGAGATACATGAAAATAGAAAATTAGAGTCATTTTCAGAAGAAATAAATTCACTAAAAGAAACTTTAAATAGCAATCTTGAATCATATTCAAAAGACTCAAAAGTAGTATTTGAGAATTTTGAATCTGATGTAGAAGAACTGCATCAACAAATAGAAAATAAAATATCTACTTTAAAGGTATGTTTAGAGGAAAATATTTTATCGACTGAAAAAAATATAAAAGAACAAGATACAAACATTGAAATACTAAAAGTATCTTTAAAAAATTTAGCAACCAAAGTTAAGGAAGAAGTCATAAACGAAACTTCTTCTAAGTTAGATAAAAAAATTTCACATTTAGAAGAAACGCTAGAAAAATTAAAAGAAAGCACATTCTTAAAAGAAGAAACCTCACTTTTAACTGATCTACCATCAAATAAGACTGAAGATCCATTAACTCCAATAGATCAAAAATTTGTAACTTTTGAAGACCTTGCAAATCATTATAGGACTTTCATCAATAGAGTTCAAATTCAAATGGCCTCCATTGGTGGAGGTGGTGCTGGATTCATCAAAGATCTTGATGATGTGGAGTTTGATTCTTCCACAGGTGATGGAAAACTTTTAATATACGATCAAGCACGTTCAAGATGGGTTGGTATCGCTAGCACTGCCTTTGGTGTAGGTAGTGGTGGAGGATCTGTTGGTGCAGGTGGTACGTGGCAAGTTGATTCTGTTGGTATTCATACTACAAAAAATGTAGGTATAGGAGAAACTGCAAATATTGATTATAAGTTATACGTCAAAGGTGATGCATTTTTTACAGGAAATGTATCTGTAGCAGGAACAGTTACTTATGATGATGTAACTAATGTAGATTCTCTGGGAATTATAACTGCAAGACAAGATGTTAGAGTTGGTAGAAACTTATCAGTAGTTGGAATCACAACTCTTGGATCTTCTAATGGTATTGGAACAGTCACTGTTGGAATTGGACAAACTGCATTATATGTTGATGGAGATGCTCGCGTAGTTGGAGTCCTAACAGTTGGTAGATCATCTGTTACTATTGATGGCACAAATAACACTATTACATCGGGCGAAGTTTTAATCACGGGTTCTTCAATCACGATTGGAGATAATGTAACGATTAACGCTGGAGCGACCGGTATTAACTCAGCTCCAAATGTATTGTATGTTGCAAAGGATGGAAATGATGCAAACAATGGAACATCAATTGATAATGCAAAATTAACAATTGCCGGAGCAGTTTCCATTGCACAATCAGGAACAACAATAAAAGTTTTATCTGGCACTTATATAGAAAACAATCCAATTTTTGTTCCTCCATTTGTATCAGTAGTAGGAGATTCTCTAAAAACAGTAACTGTCATCCCAAGCAACACAACTCAAGATATCTTCCATTTAAACAAGGGAACATATTTGTCCCATATGACCTTTACTGGGCACACAGCGCCTGCAGCGGCAGTTGCTTTCCCTGTAGGAGTAGCAACTAATGTTGGTGGTGGCGATTGGGAAAGTCCATACGTACAAAACTGTACAAGTAATACAACAACTGGAACAGGAATGAGAATTGATGGAAACCGTGCAGAGGGTTTGAAATCAATGGTTGTTGATGCTTATACACAATATAACCAAGGAGGAGTTGGAATAGCGATTACAAATAATGGATATGCCCAACTTGTAAGTGTGTTTACCATTTGCTGCAATCAAGCGATTACAGCACATAAAGGAGGTCAATGTTCACTAACAAATAGCAATACTGATTTTGGAACTTATGGATTAGTTGCTGATGGGGTGAGTGATATTCAGTTTTCTGGAATAGTAACTTCTTCCGCTTCTTCTGGACAAGATAGAGTTACAGTTGCCATCACTACTTCAACAAGACCTTATCAAGGACAGGTAGTTTATTTTGGAAACTTATATTATTCAATTGATAGTATCACAGTAACTAATGGTGGTAGTGGATATACTGCAACTCCAACAGTTTCGGTGGCGGCACCAACAGGACCTAATGGTTCAACTGCAACTGCTTTTGCAACTTTAAATGGAGGATCAGTAGAATCTATAACAATTATAACAAGTGGAAACCAATATCTAACTGCCCCAACAATTACTATTTCCGCTCCTGATTCAGGAACTACCGCAACAGCACAAGCAAATCTAACTCCAATATACTACACGATAAATAGTTCAACCCCAGTGACTGCTGGAATTACAACATTAACTCTTGATGAAAATTTAATCAATAGTGTAGGTGTTGGTACGACTGTCAATTTTTATCAAGTAAGTAAAATTACTGCAACATCACATACCTTTGAATATGTCGGATCTGGAAATACTATCACAACTGCAACCCCTGCTAGGGGAGGTGTAGCAATTCAAGAAAATGAAATTATTGAAACTAATGGTGGAAGAGTTACATTTACAAGCACCGACCAAGCAGGTAATTTTAGAATAGGAAATGACATTGTAATTGATCAAAATACTGGTACAATCAGTGGTAGAGCGTTTACTAGAAGTTTATTTTCAGAAATGACACCGTTTATTTTAGCACTAAGTTAATATGGCACAATTAGCACTTAATAGATTTCAAACTGAAACCTTAGAGGTAACTACAGGTATACAGACTGCATATACAGCTCCAACTGGATATACTGCAATTGTGCTCTATGCTCATGTTACCAATGTGAGTACAAATGCTGAAACATTTACGATGTCACATGTTAGAAGTTCAACTACAACTGAGATAGTAAAAAATGCATCCGTTCCACCTTCAGATGCATATGTTCCACTTGATGGAAAATTGGTTTTGGAAACTAATGATTCAATCAAAATATCAGCGAGTGCAAATAGTAGTTTAAAACTTATTTTGAGTATTTTGGAAACTGCAAATGCCTAAATTAATAAGTCAAAAAAATTTTACTAACATAACAGTATCTAGTTTAACTACGACTAGCACATCTCAGGTTCCTTTAGATGTGTTTTCAAAAGAAACTTTTCGTTCAGCGAAATATCAGATACAAGCAACTAGTGGTAGTAGTCATAATACATCAGAATTTATTGTAGTTCATGATGGAACTACGACATATAATACAGAGTATGGAATTATAAGAACTGGAGATTCTTTAGCATCTTTTAGTAGTGATATTTTAGGTAGTAACGTTAGATTGTTAGTTACTCCATCTTCATCTTCTTCCACAACCTTTAAAGTTATAAGAGTTTCAATAAACACTTAAAATGAAAACGTTTAAGCAGTTTCAAGAGGATTGGAATAATAAATATAAAAAGAGTATTGATTGCTCAAATCCAAAAGGATTTTCTCAACGCGCTCATTGTGCGGGAAGGAAAAAAAGAGCAAAAGGTGAGCAGACTAAATCAAAACCAGTTGAATAATGCCCAAGATCAAGTCACATAAAACAGTTGAACAAATTGCAAAGAAGCATCGTCTTGATGTTTCTTTCATACAAAAGCAACTTGATATGGGCGAACCTATTGAGCATGAGCATACAAAAGATCATGAACTTGCAATGGATATTGCCCTTCAACATTTAGACGAAATACCAGACTACTATACACGTCTAAAAAAGATGGAAGCGGCCGCTAAAAAACATCATAAAAAATTTAAAGATATTAAAGAAGAGGGTCTTCGTGATTGGTTTAACAAGTCTAGATCAAAAGATGGAAAATCTGGTTGGGTAAATGTAGTAACCGGTGGAACATGTGCAAGTGATGAACCTGGAGAGGGAACGCCAAAATGCGTTTCTTCTGCCAAAAGGGCAAGCATGACTCCAGCAGAAAGACTTTCAGCAGCAAGAAGGAAGAAAGCAGCAGATCCTGGACAGCAGCAAAAATCAGGAGCTGCAAAACCAACATATGTTTCTACAGATTCACCAAAAAAGAAAATGAAAGAAGAACTAGAAGTACAAGAGGCAAAAGATAAACCAGGTAAAGGTAGTGGTAAAAAAGATGCTTGTTACCATAAAGTAAAATCACGTTATGATGTTTGGCCAAGTGCATATGCTTCTGGAGCACTAGTCAAGTGTCGCAAAGTTGGTGCAGCAAATTGGGGAACTAAATCTGAAGCAGTAGAAGAGCAAAGATATTGTCCATTATGCGACAAGAGAGAGACAAGATCTGAGTGTTCTTATGGTGGTAAAGCATGGGATAAAGTTTCCATCAAAGATCATGAATACTCCATGGCAAGATCAGAGTTAAAAACTATTGTTGATGCAGTAAAGAGACTTCAAATGAAAGTTGGTAAAGGTGAGGGTGATTTAGAAGCATGGGTGCAATCAAAAATTACCAAGGCAGCTGACTATATTGATACTGCAGCAGATTATGTTGCAAGTGGAGAAATGGAGGAGCAAAAGTTAGTTGATAAAATTATGGATGAGATGAAGTGCTGGCATGGATATAAAAAGAAAGGTACTCAAAAGTTATTTGGAAAAACTTATAATCGTTGCGTAAAAGCAGAAGACGTAACTATTGAAGATGCTGATGGAAATACTTTTGCTGAGGTTGTTGATCTGATTAAACCAGAACCTATTAAAGGATTTAAATCTCAAATAGAAGAAGCAACAAGACTTCACGCACAAACCGGAAACGTAGTTGCAGTTACTCTTTCTTGGAGAGGAAAATATTATGGAATGAAAATGTTTTTCCCCCAAGTTAAGACTCCAACAAAAAAAGAGATTAATGATGAACTTCAAAAAGTTTATCCTGGATCCGTAGTTTTATATCATACTATTTCAGAAATTAAACCAGGTCAACCACTCATTCAGGTATTTGGACCACAAGGAGGAAGTTTTGGAAACCCAGGTCCAAGTAAAAATTATGTGAAGACCATGGGAGAAGAAGTTAATATTGATGAGGATTGGCAATCGGTAAATAGAAAAGATAGAACTGCAGGATTAAGTCAAAAAGCAGTAAATGCTTATCGTAGAGAAAATCCAGGTTCAAAACTTCAAACCGCAGTTACAGAAAAGAATCCAGAAGGTAAAAGAGCAAAAAGACGTGCATCTTTTTGCCGTAGGATGAAAGGTATGAAGTCTAAACTAACTTCAGCAAAAACTGCAAGAGATCCAGATAGCAATATCAATAAAGCACTTCGTCGTTGGAATTGTAACTAATAAGTAGGTTTTATTATGTCAAATGATGTTTACCTTGGTAATCCACTTCTAAAAAAGGCAAATACGCCTATCGAGTTTACTCAAGAACAAATTGAGGAATTTATTAAGTGTAAAGATAATCCAGTTTACTTTGCAAATAACTATGTAAAAATTGTCACCCTAGATTATGGATTACAGACTTTTAAACCTTATCATTTCCAAGAGAAGTTAATTAATAACTTCCATAACCACAGATTTAATATCTGTAAGATGCCACGTCAGACCGGTAAATCAACTACTGTGGTATCTTTCTTGCTTCATTATGCAGTATTTAATGATAATGTAAATATTGGTATTCTTGCAAACAAGGCAGCAACAGCAAGAGAACTTCTTGATAGATTACAAACTGCTTATGAAAATTTACCCAAATGGATGCAGCAGGGTATTATTTCTTGGAACAAAGGTTCACTGGAGTTAGAGAATGGCAGTAAGATATTGGCAGCTTCTACATCTGCAAGTGCTGTCCGAGGCATGTCGTTCAATATCCTCTTCCTTGACGAATTTGCTTTCGTTCCAAACCATATTGCAGACTCGTTCTTTGCATCTGTTTATCCTACTATTACTTCTGGTAAACAAACGAAGGTAATCATTGTTTCTACGCCACATGGTATGAATCATTTCTACCGCATGTGGCATGATGCGGAAAAGGGAAAAAATGAATATGTCTTCACTGACGTTCATTGGAGCGAAGTTCCTGGACGAGATGAAGAGTGGAAAAAACAAACAATTGCAAACACTTCAGAATCACAATTTAAAGTTGAATTTGAATGCGAATTCTTAGGTTCTGTTGATACTCTTATTGCACCAAGCAAACTTAGAACCCTCGTTTACGATGCCCCCAAGACCCGTAGCGCAGGTTTAGATGTTTATGAAGACCCAATAGAGAATCATGACTACTTGATCACTGTAGACGTTGCTAGAGGGGTTGGGAATGATTATTCAGCATTTACAGTGGTTGATATTACACAGTTCCCTCATAAGATTGTTGCAAAATACAGAAACAATGAAATAAAACCCATGCTTTTCCCAAGCATAATAGAAGAAGTTGGAAAAAGTTATAATGAAGCGTATATTCTTTGTGAAGTAAATGACGTTGGAGATCAAGTAGCAAGTATTCTTCAATACGACTTAGAATATAAAAACTTACTCATGTGTTCTATGAGAGGTAGAGCGGGTCAAATTGTTGGTCAAGGTTTTTCTGGAAAGAAGACTCAACTTGGTGTTAAGATGTCCAAAACTGTAAAAAAAGTTGGATGCCTTAACCTCAAAACAATGATTGAGGAGAATAAGTTATTCTTAAATGATTATGAAATCATTTCAGAATTAACTACCTTTATTCAAAAGCACAATTCCTTTGAAGCCGAGGAGGGTTGTAATGATGACCTTGCAATGTGTTTGGTAATTTATGCTTGGTTAGTTGCCCAAGATTACTTTAAAGAACTTACAGATCAAGATGTTAGAAAGCGTTTATACGAAGAACAGAAAAATCAAATTGAACAAGATATGGCACCTTTTGGATTTGTATCAGACGGATTAGACTCCGAAAGTTTTGTTGATAAGGATGGTGACAGATGGTTTGTCGATGAATATGGGGATCGTTCTTATATGTGGGAGTATATGTAGTGGAACTTGATGGTCAAATAAGATTAGGGCATTTATTATTATCAGATAGAAAATGTAGAGTTTGTGGTGAAGTAAAAAATTTAATAGAAAGTTTCTATAGAACAAGAAAAGATAGAGGTCCTGTTGCATCATCATACTCATATGAATGTAAAGACTGCACAATAAAAAGAATAGTTACAAATAAAATGACTTCTAGAGTTCTAGACAAGTGGGAATATCCAGATTGGTAGTTCACGTCACATTTCCCCTATCAAAAATATCTTTTTAATAAATATTTTCAGATAAACTGAGACTTTCAGGAGAAAAACATGGCGACTCCTCAATTATCTCCCGGTGTAATTACGAGAGAAGTTGACCTTACTGTTGGGAGAGCTGACAACGTTTTAGCAAATGTTGGAGCAATTGCTGGACCTTTTTCAATTGGTCCTGTAGGACAAGCGATTGATATCACAACAGAACAAGATTTAATTAATACTTTTGGAAAACCCATCTCAACAGATACTCAATATGAGTACTGGATGAGTGCATCTTCATTCCTAAGCTACGGTGGTGTTCTAAAGGTAGTTAGAGCAGACGGCGCAACACTTAATAATGCAAACGCTGGAGCTGGTGCTGCATCAACTACCAGTGTTAAAGTTAAAAACTTTGATGACTATAATGCAAACTGGTCATCAGATTCAGTATCATTTACTTACGCTGCAAAAAACCCAGGAACTTGGGGAAACAATTTAAAAGTTTGCTTTATTGACGACTTAGCAGACCAGGTTATCGGTATTGCTACAACAAATCCACTAGCACTAGGTGCTCAAGTTGGATATGGTGTAACAACTGCTCTAAATGGCAGCTTATCTGGAGTTGGAACAGTTTCAACCTTTACAGGATATCTAAAGGCGATTATTACTGGAGTCACTACAGACGCAACCAACGGTAATAGCACAATCTCAGTTAAAGTTGTTTCTAGAGTTTCTGGTGCAGGAACTGAAACTTCTATTAATTATGTCGAACTCAATCCACTAGCATCTTTTGAATCTGGCGATTCCCTGTTCTTTGTAAACAACTCTGGAATCAATACGGGATCGACTGGAACTGCAACAACAGTAACTGATTGGTATGATCAACAAACTTTAGGACTTACTAACTCAACTGTTTACTGGAAGCAAATTGCATCAAAACCAATTTCAAATCAATATAGCGTTGAAAGAAATGGCAAGAATGATGCAATGCATATTGTTGTCGTTGATGACACTGGATCGATAACAGGCGTTCAAGGAAATATCATTGAGAAGCACATTAGTGTTTCAAAATCTGCAGATGGAGTATCTGCAGTAAATTCCCCACAGAAAATTTGGTATAAGAATTATCTTGCCAACTTCTCAAATTACATCTATGCAGGAAAAAATCCATCTTCTGCAACAGATGCTTATTGGGGAACAACTCCAGTTGCTACTGGATTCTCGACAGCGTTCACGAAATACACGACTGCTCAAGGACTCTGGGGACAAAATGCGCAGGGAGTTGTCTTTAGTGCAATTGGAAACAAGACTTACACATTAACTGGTGGTGTTAACTATTCTGACAATGGCGGAATGTCAGCATCTCTTGGAGATCTAGTTTCTGCATACAATCTATTTGCAAACAAGGACGAAATTTCAGTTAATTTCTTAATTAGTGGTCCTGGACTTTCTGCTGAAACAGAATCTCAAGCAAAGGCAAATCAACTGATTTCAATTGCTGAAGGTAGAAAAGATTGTATCGCAGTAATCTCTCCACATAGAGCAAATGTTGTTGATCTGACAGATTCTTCAACACAAACTACAAATCTAGTTAAATTCTTCAGTGCTCTGTCCAGTTCTTCTTATGCAGTCTTTGACAGTGGTTACAAGTATACCTACGATAGATTCAATAATCTGTTCAGATACATCCCATGCAATGGAGACGTTGCTGGACTTATGGTTAGAACAGATATTCAACAGTTCCCATGGTATTCACCAGCAGGTCAACAAAGAGGTGTGTTGAATAACGCAATCAAACTAGCATATAATCCAAGCAAGTCGCAAAGAGATTCTCTTTATGAAGCAAGAGTTAACTCTATTATTAATCAACCAGGAACTGGCATTATCTTATTTGGAGACAAAACCGGATTAGAATATGCATCTGCATTTGATAGAATTAATGTTAGAAGACTGTTCTTGACAGTTGAAAAAGCACTGGAGAATGTTGCACAAGCACAACTCTTTGAATTTAACGATCAGATTACTAGATCCAACTTTATAAACATTGTTGAACCATATCTTAGAGATGTTCAGGCAAAAAGAGGTCTTTATGACTTCAAAGTTATTTGTGATGAATCAAATAACACTCCTAATGTAATTGATAATAATGAGTTCAGAGCTGATATTTTCTTAAAACCAACAAAATCAATTAATTATGTCACATTGACTTTCGTTGCTACCAGAACTGGTATCAGTTTTGAAGAAGTAACTGGAAGAGTTTGATTTTTAAATTAACAACACAAGGAGGACTCTAAAATGACTAGTCTCAAAACTATCACCCAGTTCAGATCAAAACTATCTGGAGGTGGCGCAAGACCTAATCTATTTGAAGTAAATATTAATGATTTTAAATTTGCAAACCCTGTATGGTCAAATGAAACTTTCCAATTCCTTTGTAAAGCAGCACAACTTCCAGCATCAAACATTGCTCCAATTGATGTTCCTTTTAGGGGAAGAATTTTAAAAGTTGCCGGAGACAGAACTTTTGATACTTGGACAATTACTGTCATCAACGATGAGGATTTCAAACTCAGAACTGCATTTGAACAGTGGATGAACGGTATTAGCAAACTAAGTGATGCCAGTGGTGCAACACAACCAAATGCATATATGGCAAATGCAGTTGTCCATCAACTTGGTAGGGGATATAGCAATGGTGTCAGTTCTACAAAAAATAGTGGGGCAACTGATAATAGTGCAGGATCTACCGGAATTACTGCTTTAAGAACTTATTATTTTGATGGTATTTTCCCAACGAATATTTCTGCAATTGATCTTTCATATGATTCATCAGATACCATTGAAGAATATACAGTGGAGTTTCAAGTCCAATATTGGGTTGCCGGTACAGATTCGGCAGGAGGTACAGCAAATGATAAAACTGGACAACTTATTGTCTGATAAATAGTATACAAGGAATAAACAGACAAATAAATTATGGCAAAACTTTTTGGTTTTTCTATTGAGGACAACGAACCAATATCACCATCTACAGTTTCCCCCGTTCCTCCTAATAATGAGGACGGGGTTGATCATTATTTAAGTAGTGGATTTTTTGGTTCATATGTAGATATTGAAGGCGTATATAGAACAGAATTTGATTTAATTAAAAGATATCGTGAGATGGCACTTCACCCAGAATGTGATAGTGCTATTGAAGATATTGTTAATGAAGCAATTGTATCAGACACAAATGATAGTCCTGTAGAGATTGAACTATCAAATCTCAATGCAAGTGATGGCATCAAAACTAAAATAAGAAAAGAATTTAAACATATTTTATCTCTTCTAGATTTCGATAAAAAATCACACGAAATTTATAGAAATTGGTATGTTGATGGAAGACTTTATTATCACAAAGTAATTGATTTAAAAAATCCTCACGAAGGTATTCAAGAATTAAGATATATTGACGCAATGAAAATGCGTTATGTAAGGCAGGAAAAGAAAAAAGAAAGTGACAAATATCGTCTCTCTAATATGAATAGAGACAATCCAATGGATTATGAGTTTCCTGAAATTGAGGAATACTACATTTATAATCCAAAAATGACGTATCCCACCTCAAATCCATCATCATTGGGTGGGCATGGTGGGATCAAAATGACGAAAGATTCTATCGCTTATTGTACATCTGGATTGGTTGATAGAAATAAAGGGTCAACTCTTTCTTATCTACATAAAGCAATCAAGTCCCTCAATCAACTTCGCATGATTGAAGACTCACTAGTAATCTATAGATTGTCTCGTGCGCCAGAACGTAGAATTTTCTATATTGATGTCGGCAATCTCCCCAAAGTAAAGGCAGAGCAATATCTTCGTGATGTTATGATGCGTTATCGTAACAAATTGGTTTATGATGCCAGCACAGGAGAAATTCGTGATGATAAAAAATTCATGGCGATGCTTGAAGATTTCTGGCT